GAGATGGCCCGGACGGTACAATCCCCCACATTTTTTTCGTAGGGGTTCGGATTGTAAAATTCAAACATATTGCTTTCGGTCATCATACAAAAGCTCGTTCTGTCGGATAAACTGTTCAAGGCCGGAGAAGTCTCCCTCCGCCGCATACTTCTCGCAGGTGTCTCTTGCTGTGGACTCCGTGAAGCCGCAGGCCACCAGCCGGGCCACCAGTTCTGAACCATTCAGAATCAACTTAAAACACGTCCTTATGTAAGAAATCAGGAGGCCGCAAGGAGGGCGGCGACGTGTACCAGCCCTTGTTCCTTACGTCCTCCTGATGATATTTTCGCAAAAAAAGGCCCCGCCTGGGTGGTGCCCAAGCGGGGTTTAGGTGAAATTATGTGAAATGTAGTTTTTGAGCTGTGCTTTCAACTTTGTGGAGAATCCGTTTGACTCGGTGAGAGATGGTAGACCGCTCCCAGCCGAACTCCGCTGCAATGTCGATTTGCGGGACCTGGTCGATCAGGTAGCGCCTAGCAATGTCCGTATCGTCGTTCCCAAGATTAGCTTCCCGGATGGCCGTCTCCATTTGGGAGCGCATAAGGCCATCCAGGCTATCCGGTAATCTGACACGGGCAGTTGCCACAGTTTCACGTCCTTTCGATCAGCTCCCAAAGCCGATGCAACATCGTGCACATCTGCTGCCGGGTAACAGGCTGGGAGAGCATCAGGTCTCCCTCGCTGTTGCCCGTCAGGATGCCGTTCTTTACGGCCCATTCCACGCCCTCCTTGTGGGCGGGAGACGGTGTATTGTCCATAGTGACCTCCTTGTCATAGGCGGGCCGTACAGCCCCCAGGATTTGATTCAGCGTGCGGGTCCGGCGCATGACCTCTCCCCCGTCGCTGTCGTTGCCAATGGCGGTGTTGCCCTCGATGGCGGTGATGGAGCTGCTGCCCACCGCCTCCACGATGCCGCAGTGGTCCGGGCGCTTGTCCCCGCCCCAATCGTAGATCACCACGTCTCCGGGCTGGTAGTTGGATGTCACCCAGTTTCCGGCGGCCTTGGCGGCGTTCATCAAGATTGTGCAGGAGGCCGTCTCAATGGGTAGCTTGACTCCCGCCTGGGCAAAGACCCACTCCACAAACATCACGCACCAGGGCTGGCCGTCCAGGCCGTACCATGCGCCGTATTTCGTCCGGTTGGAGTTGGCCGGGGTCTCTTTGTACCCCAGCTCTCCACGGGCGATGTCAAGTAGTTCCCGTACTGTTGCCATTGTCCGCCTGCGCTTTCTTCTCTGCCTGGGTGCCAAAGTAGAAGGCAATCACCACGGTGTACACTGTCAAGAACTGCTCTGCTGTCACGCCGCCGGTGCAGGTCAGGTAGGCAAATACCGCCGTTAGCACAATGGTGGCGATGGACTTCACCGCCAGCAGGTTCCCGAGGCGCTTCTTCAGTGTCTCCATATCAGCCCTCCGGCTCCACCAGGGTGTCGCCCTTCAGCTCGTACTTCTTCCCTGCGATGTACACATAGGCAGTCTCAGCGCCCATGTTGACATCCACGGTCTTGCCGTTCACCACATGAACCTTCTCCAGGCAGCCTACTCCGTGGTCCATCAGGCCATAGCCGTTGACGGTGTCGGGGGTATCCCCTGCCGTGGTCGCCACGAACTCCTCCTGAGTGATGACGTTGCGGTTGGGGTCCAGGGTAAAGCTCGCGCCTGCCTTTTTCAGAGCCTCGTTCGCCTCGGGCAGAGCCATGTCCCCGGTGGTGTACTTGTTCAGGATTTCGTTGATAGTCATAATTCGTTCTCCTCTCTAATTTCCGGCTTGACCGCCGGTTTCTAATGATGTAAGATGTTATTGCCCGTTGTGCAGACGTGTGCTGTTTTGATAGCGCTCCCTCCGCGTTAAGTCGCAATGGACGGAGACAACGAATACTACGGGCTTTCGGCGCTCCTTCGGGGGCGTCGCTTTTTTACAGCCCAATGCGGGCCAAAATAAACGCAATCACAGCCGCCAGAACCGCCCATACGGACTTGTCCACGATGGCCTCCCACCGCTTTTTCGGCTTGGCCTGCTCGGCCTCCTGCCATGCGATCAGCCGGTCCAGCTTCTCCATGATATTGTCGTACTGCTCATTCCGGGCGGCCTCCGCCTTTTCCAGTTCCCGCATCCGGTCAAAGAGTTCTTTGTGGGTGCTGCGGGATGCCTCCCGCCATTCCGACATCTGCTTTTCCAGCATGTTGGCTTTCTGGAGGCCCAGGCAGTCCCTTTGCGGGTCCAGAATACACTTCTCGTCCATTATTGGGGCCTCCTTACTCTGCCGCCTCCGCAGTCAGCATCTTACTGAGGGCGCTGTATTCCTCCGGGGTCAGCCTGTCGGCGGCGAGATACACGTCCATCTTCTCCTGAAGGCCGTCAGTGCGGCCCCGGTCAATCAGCAGCTTGCAAAGATTGTATACAGTTGTCATGGTCCTGCTCCTTTCCTGTCATACAGTGGTTGTGGTGAGTTCCAACATACACAGGCGTTCCTCATGGTCTGCCAGCATATCAAGAGTAATGTCCTCGGCTCCCGGTTCCGGCTCCGGCTGTCCATCGTCCTCCACGGTAATCTGCCCTTGGTATGCCTCCGCCTGGGCGATGGCGTAAGCCTCCTCTGTATAGGTCACAGTAACAGGAGAAAGTAGCGTCTCAATGTCCGGCTCCTCGGGAGTACCATAGTTGATCTCTGTTTCCAACTGATATTTGATGATCTTCATGGTGTCCCCCTTAATCCGTGGTTTTGGTGTAGGCGATAACAACCCAGGAATTGCTCGTGCTGAATCCCGCCGCTGTCGTTATGGTGATGTTTGATCCGTCAACCAAAATACCAGTGATACCCGGATTGCTAACCAGATTATCTCCACCGTTGTTTAATCCGTACAGTGCGGATAACCGTAGCCCAATGTTTTGTACTCCATGCGCCACAGACTTGGATGTTCCCGCAGAGAGGGCTCCGGTGTTTATGGCTTTCTTGTAGACTGGCTTGCTGTTATACCGCTCAGTGGTGCGGTACTCGACGCCGATTTGCATGGGGGGATGCTCCCACTCAAACGGCTGCCAAGCAGACGGGTCTGACGATGATTTTTTTAATTTTATCATCCGCCATCCGCACAGCCCCGTGTCTGCACTGCCGATATTGGATAGGACCGCGTAGTTCGCATCGCTCTTGTATAAGAGCGATACCGTAGTACCCGCTTTGCCGTACACCGCAGGCGGATAGGCCAGCACCAGTTTTGCGGTCTTGTCAGGCATCCCGTCCAGTACGGCGTCTACCTTGGCGCAGTATGTCTCATAGGATTCTCCTGCGCTGGTGGTTTCAATGCTCTGCACCGCATCCCCAAAGCCAAACCCCGCGGGTGCCTTATTGGACAAAGCCGCCAGTACACCTCCAGACTGGACAGGTTTTGTACTGTCTTCTGTTGGTACAGCATCCGTCGGGACTGATAATGTAGTTGTGGAGCCACTTTGAGACAACTCGATATTGTCTCCTGCTTCAATGGTTAATGCATTGACACCATTAATAGTAGCTGCTGGTCCAGCAGGCCCTTGGATACCCTGTGCGCCCTGCGGTCCAGGTTCCCCTTGTGCTCCCTGTGGGCCTACAACCTGGCCCAAATCAATCTGCGGCATGATACAGCCCTCCTTTAAGCAATATTTAGGTAGAGATGCCCGTCCTCTCCAATCTCAAAGTCGGGCGCGGAATCTCCGGTATAGTACAAGATCAAATGCCCATTTTCGTCTATGTTGAAAGCATATTGCCCTTCAGCCGCAACAGCTACGCCGCTGGGGCCTTGAGGGCCGGGCGGACCCTGAATTCCCTGCTGGCCTTGTGGTCCAGGCTCCCCCTGTTTGCCTCGCGGAATCCCGAAAGCAATGTGGAAAGATTCTGCAACCGCTGTTTTGGTGGCTGTGGCGTTGCTTTCAGGCGGTAGAGTTTCTGCCGATACGGTCATATTCTCAATGGCGTTTTTGGCGGTCTCAGCGGCATCTTTCGCGTTTTCCGCGCCTGTCCTTGCTTCCTCTGCCGCTTCTTTGGCTACGTCAGCTCCCTGTTTTGCAAGCTGCGCTTCTTCTGCCGCTTTTTGAGCCGCCGAAACTGACTCTGCAGCCGCAGCTTGCGCAAACTTTTTGATTAGCTCTCCCTTGATACTACGCGCCTGTGATTGTTGCTCTACAACTAGCAGGCTATCATTATCAAGTTGGGAAGCTACGGGAAGAGAACCTATCGTTTTGTCAGCCATGCTTCTTCTCCGTTTCCTCCGGAGCGGATAGTTCCACCACGCGGCGCAGTTTAGCTCTAATAGCTGCAATGGCATCCACGGCGTCTCCGCTAACAGTCAGTGAGGACAAGATTGCATAGGCACTGGATGCCTCTTCATGGATTTTAGTCAAATCGGCCATTCAATTTTCCCTCCAAATCTTTAATCTTTTTTTCGAGCTGCTGAATTTTGGCAATCGCCATAATCTGGATTTCTCCATATCGCAGGGTGTACAGGCCGTCCGGATGCTCCTCGCTGGGTAGTTCCGTGCAGAGCGCCGCGAAGTCGCTCTCCGGGATACCTTCGTCCGCCAGGGCCTCCTGCACCTCCTGGGCAATCAGGCCCAGGTGGCGGCGCTTGTGCCCCTCATAGACGAAAGTGCAGGGCTTCAGCCGGTCAAAGACGCCCAGGTATTTCTCCACATCGTACTGCTTCTCCGTCTTCAATCGCGCGTCGGATGTTGCGGCCGGCTCCCCGTTGATGAATACCGTGTCCCCGGTGATGGACACCTGCGTACTGGTGCACACCACCGTGGAGACGCCGTCGTATCCCATCCGGGCGCCGTTGGTGGTGCAGATCACCACTGCCGTCTCGTTGCTGCTGGCAATGGCGATTCCCGCCGTTGAGCTGCCGGATGCTGTCATGCCAGACATATATCCAATATATCCGCCAAATGAACTTCCACTGGCTGTCCGGTACACGTCCATTTTTCCGCCCAAATGGATATAGTTGGCACTAATTTCACCAGTTCGAATACAACCCCCAGAAATTAGGGTTGTCCCATCTGAAAGATCGGATTCAAACACTACATCTCCTGTGAACCTGATAGTCTGAGACGCGACTGTGATTCCATTGATTTCTAACCGGATTTGAGACGATGCGGTTCCGTTTGTGACGTCAAGCGTAATAGAGTTGACTGTCTGCTGAATCTGAGATACCTGATTTCCAAGTCCCTGTACAGTGCTGGTAATACTGTCAAGCTGGACACTGATAGATGCAGACAACCCGTCGATCTCATTTGCGACTTCCAGGCGGATTTCTTCGGCGGTTTTGGTGATTAGGGAGTGGGTTTGGGCGAGCTGTCGGTTTGTTTCACGGCGTTCTTTGGATTCATAAGGGTATTCATCGTCAATTTCGTCCGATTCAGGGGCGGAAATGGTTGGAGCGCAGGCTCGGTCAAATAAGTTGTTGATAGAGGCGATTACCGAATAATATCCGCCTACCGTCACCGCGTCCCCGATTTCTGCTGCAGGGTCCAAAAGTGCATCCGTCGCTGTATAAGGCTGATATGTTTTCCCGCTGATAGCGGCCAGGATACTGTTCGCCATCTCCTGCGTGCCCCATGGGCAGGTTACTTCGATAGCCCGGCCGGTATCGTCTCCAGCGGTATAGTAATGGTCGCTGTCTACGGACAAGTTGACTCTGCTGATGTTGGCGGGTATGTCTCCTGTCTCTAGCTCCCCGACGTGGGGCCCCAAAAAAAATTTGTCAGACAAGGATTCTGTCACCCCCAAACGTGATTGCAAAGCCGTTTTCCTCAACCAGATAATACGTTTCTGGAGGAATGTCGCCATACTTCACTAGCAGCAATTTCCCTTCATCGGTGATAATCCAATTCCCGGCGTTGGATACGGCGATATAGCCCAGTACCTCCCGCATGGTCAAGTCACCGTTTTCGTCCACGGGATAATCCACAGGGAATGATGTTGTCAGAACCGTTCTAGGGTCTACCTCTACCCCCATCCGGTAGGCAATATCTTCTGCCGCTTCCTGCTGTGACATGGGCCAGTTTTCAGTATCATAATCGGAGTTGAGCCATACCGACTCTGCTTTCAACATAGCGTCATATCCAGTAATAGTCAGGCTTCCCGTTCGCTTGTCTTTCGTCCTGGTGGAGATAAAAAATACGCCTTTTTCCAACCATTCGGACCGCTGTTCCCCCAAGGCCAACCGAACAAAAACTTTTATTTGAGCCTGTCTCGGGATAGCTCCGGTCGGTAGTATTTCAAGGTCAATCTGCCGGGCGGCGCAATTTCCGATTCCTGGGGTGGTAAAAAGTCCGCCTGACGTCCGAACAGAGACAATGCTTTCCTGCCCATATTCCACACCAGCAACGTCCAGCTTTGTTTCCTTGTGGTGGTTCGGGTTAGATAGTATTTCTTTATAGAGATCACTTGTAAGCTGCATCAGTTTGCCCTCATCTGCAACTCGCCGCCTTTGTAATACCGCTTTCCGTTGACAGATTTTAACCCAAAGGATGCCTCTAAATTGCTAGTCAGGCGCATGGTTCGCACCAGATCAGAAGCGGTGTATGGATCAGTAAATATCACTGTCTGCGTTTGTTCCGCCAGCGCATCGTAAACAGACGAGGCCAAGTCATCGTCAAGGGGCAAAAGAGAGAAATCCACAATCGCTCTTTTGGGTGCAGAAAACGGATGCTCCACATTGTCGAGGGTTGTAATGATCTTCTGATAGGAAACTTCCCACATTACCTTGTATGTGGACAGCTTCGATGCCAAATCCAGCGTCCCGATCTTGAATGTTACATCCATATGATCACCTACGTTCCGTAAGCCCGCTGTTTATTGCGGCTATACTGATAAGCAGTTTCGCCGATAACTTTACCGTCAAGGACCGACTGCACCGTGATTGTAAAGTTCTGGCCCATTGTGGCCGCTATGTTATTAAATGCATTGGATAAGCCAGACTGCGACCGGCCCAACATGGAAGAGGAGTAGTCAACATTAGCGGTTCCGAAATTCAAGCCATTCTCAATGTCGCGCCGAATATGACTATACTCATTGTCCCAGCCACCCCCTAGTCCAAGGGCCATGTTTTTGCCCATGTCTGCAAAGACCGTGGACGGGGAGTGGATGCCAAGCAATCCCTTTACTCCATCGACAATCCCGGAGAAAAATCCTGTTACTTTGTTTTTAATCCAGGTTGCCATGTTCTGGATGCCTTCCCAAATTCCCTGCACAATGTTTTCACCGATATCTACAATACTTCCCATTAGATTTCCAATACCGTTCACAATGGCAGAGATAATCTGTGGCAATACAGCAACCAACTGTGGGATAGCAGATACAATGCCGGATGCAAGGTTTACAAGCACGCTAATTCCGGCGTTCACAATGGCTGGGAGATTATCTGCTATAAACCCAGTAATGGCGGAGATAACCTGCGGCAGAGACGAAACAAGAGACGAAATGGAGTTTATAATTCCATCTTGCAGAGAAGTCAAAATCTGAACGCCCATGTCCAAGATAGATGGGAGATTTTCTGCAATGAAATTCAGGATTCCTTCTATGATCTGCGGCAATCTGGAAATTAAATCCGGAATTCCGGTTTCGATTCCACTTGTGAACATAGAGAGCAGCTGTGTGCCTGCTGTTGCCAACTGCGGCCCAGCGGAAACAATGCTTGTGTATAGGGCAGAAACAATTTCCGGAACAGACGCCGCCAGTTGGGGAAGAGCGCTGATAATGCCCGCCACCAGACCCACAAGAAGCTGCGCCCCGGCGCTGATAAGCGATGATAAAACTGTGGAAATCATTTCAGGAAGCGTCTGAGCAATTATTGTGCCCATATCTGCAATAACTTGCCCAATTCCGCCCAAAATTATTTTTACTCTTGGAAGAATATTACTTAGCGCAGTTTCGACAGTGTCCGCAAATTCATATGTAAGGCTTCCTAGGTCTCCGTTATCATTTGCAATGCCGACAAGCAGATTATCCCACGCTGCTCTCATCATCCCGACAGAGCCTTCAATGGTTGTTGCGGCCTCTTTAGCAGTAGTGCCAGTGATTCCCATGTTCTCTTGCACCGCATGGATAGCAGTAATCACATCGGAGAATTTAGATGGGTCTAATGCCTGTCCGGTCAATTCCTCTGCATCCGCAACCAGGCGTTCCAGTTCGGACTTTGTGCCACCGTACCCCAGTTTCAGGTTGTCCAGCATAGCGTAGTTTCCGCGCATGAGGGATTGGTAAGTCTGCTGGATGCTCTCAATGTCCGTGCCCATCTTGTTAGCATTGTCAGACATATCCATGATGGCCTGATTGGCGTACTCAGCCGCCGCCTGTGTATCCCCGCCCAGAGATTGGATCAGAGAGGCGGAAAACGCTGTCGCCTGCTCCATGTATGTGTTTGCAGATACGCCAGCAGTTTTATATGCGTTCGACGCATATTGCTGGATCGTATCGGACGCATCCTTAAACAGAGTATCTACGCCGCCCACAAGCTGCTCATACTCCGCATACTGGTCAATAGAGGATTTTGTGAGTGCCGCTACTCCAGAAGCAGCCGCAGTCAAAGCCGCTGCGCCTACCTTTGCTGCCGTAGACAGGCCGTTTTTCAGTTTGTCAGCAAACGACTCTGTATTTCTGCTGGCTTCGTCTAGGTTATCATCATAATCACTTGTATCCAGAATAATCCGGGCAAATAATTCAAACAGGTTCAGCGTCTCCACCCCCTATCCGTGCGATTTTTTCTTTCATGTTCCCGATGATCTCTTCCGGGGTGCGGTTTTCCTCCGGCTTCGGTCGAATAAGGTCGTAATACCTGATCTTCATATAACTGCCGCCGGAGTATTTTGCAGTATTCTCCGCAAGGATTTTCAGCACGTCAGTTACATAGACCCGGTACGCCTTTTCTCTTGCGTCTTGTTCAAACCGTGCAAAGACATACCTGGAAAATGCTTTTACACTCCGGCCTCGGTACTCTCCCGCGCAGAGCCAGAGAAATCCCCGCTCTGCGCCGAGATAAAAAGCGTCGTAAATGCTTCGTCGGTCAGCAGATCAATCGTGTCCTTGATGAGCTTGACGAGGTTTAGCGTGCCTGTGTATGCCTCTGGAGTGGTCCCTTCGATGGTGGACAAGATGGAGATAATGTCGCCCTTGTGGCCCTTCAGGAGGGCAGGAGCGGCCTTTCTTGCCCTCTGCAACAGGAATTTATTGGCCGTCATGCCCTCTGGGAGCTTCTCCCGTTTGAACAGCTCCGATGCCACTTCGTCTTCTGCAATGTTGGCTATCGGATCGATAATGTCGGCGATCACGTCCAATGTCCGCTCGCCCTTGATATCAGACAGTCTCATCAGGTGCTTTCCTCCGGTGCTGCAGAGTAAAATTCCATGGGCATGGTGTCCTGGGCTTCAATGGACACGTGCCCGGTCAGCTCCACGGAGACCTGCCCCTTGCCGTTTTTGGTGGTCTGGAGGGTGAAGCCCCCGGTGGAGAGGGCATTTTTTAGGCAGGCAGCCACTACGCCGCCGTCCGCCCGGTCTCCTGCCCACCAGATGTCGGAAAAGTCCGCCTGCTTCAAATCGCGGTTGGGGGTTACTTTGGTGGTGGACACCGTGGCAGCGCCCAGGGCAAGTTTGATGTTTTCGGGGGACGTGCCCAGGGCGGTGAAGGACATCTTGCACTCCCACCCGTCCAGGTGCTTCAGCTCCTTGGTATTGACCGGGCAGTTATCCACGTCCTCACCCAGGTCGGAATATGTAGGCACACAGCTGATGTTGATGCCGCCGGTGGTGGCGCAGATAATGTCCTCATCCGCCGGGGCGGCCACCTTAGCCGGATCAAACTTTTTCAGCAGAACACCGGCGTCAAGCTGGAGGCCATCAAAGGTGTCCTGGGGAATCACAGTAAAAAGTCCCATGATTTCGCTCCTTTCAGTTCAAAGTCAGGTATTCAGCGGTCAGGTTGATGTACCGCCGCTTGATGTTGTTGTCGGGTTCATATTGCAGGCTCTGGCAGAATGGAGACCCCCGCTTGAGCCAGATGTACCCGCCGTCGCAGGGGATGGTCACGCCGCCGTATCCGATGCGCTTGGACAGCTCTTGTGCTGCCTCGTCCGGTATCGCCTCACTCTCCGTCCGAAAGAACAGATTGGCAGTCAGGCCAACTTCTCCGGCGTCAAATGCGGACTCGATATACTCGTATGTGCCATAGGGCATGATCACATCGTCCGGAACAGAGGACGCACGGTAAAACGGGATTTCCCCCTCGTTGAACCAGGCATAAAGGGCTTTGTTCTTGGTCATGCTCCCACCGCCTTTTGTGCATCCTCAATACGCTTCTGTGCCGTTTCAAAATATCCGGGGTCTAACTCCATGCCGATGAAGTTTCGGCCCGTGTTTACGCAGGCAACTCCGGTGGAACCGCTTCCCATAAACGGGTCAAAAACTGTTCCATGTTGTCTCGCGCATTTTGAAATGAGCCATTCCAGCAAGCCAACAGGTTTTTCATTTGGGTGTACTAATTCGCTTGGAAGAACACGGCGGAATTTGATGATGTCTTGTGGACGTTTCCCATTAAACAGAAATCCTTTTTCACTGCTGAAAATGATTGATTCGTAACGGCTTGCAAAGGAATGTTTCAAATCGCCCATTCCGTGAATTTCCTTATCCCAAATCAGAACATTTTTCACCTTTAGCCCGTTTGCGTTCATTTCATCAATGAATTTCTGCTGGACATCCCATCTTGTGAAAACCATTACACATCCGGTTGGCATGATTACTCGCTTAATCAGCGGAATAAAGTCTGTAAATGGCCGTTTGTCGTTTTTTATCTTTGGCATCCATTCCGATTTATTCTTTTTCCGCTGTGACTGATAATCAATTCCGTATGGGGGGTCGCACAGTACCATATCCACGCTACCGTCTGGGATGTCTTTCAGAAGTTCCAGGCAGTCGCCTTGTCGCAAATCAATCATGTGGTCAGCGCCCACCTCTCCGCCGTGAAGTACTTCAGCGGCAGCGTGGAGGATTTAGGAGCGGGCTTTTCCTCCGGGTTGGAGGTCACACGGTAGGTCTGTCCGGTCTCAACGTCCTTGAATACGTCGTTGTACTCAATCGGGAAATCCTTGTCTACCAGCGCGGAATAAAGGCTGGTCACGCCCTCTTTTTCGGCGATCCTGGCCTCCATGGAGGTATCCAGCGCCTGATAGTTGGTAAACTCCGCGCCCTCTGTCCACTCCACGATGTAGCCGCCCGCACCATCTGGAACACGCTTTTTTTCCATCAGCACGCAGGTGCGTGCAAAATCATCAAGCAAAGACACGTTCTCACCTCCACGGGTTGTCTTTGTGCGGCTCCGGCGGTGTCATGTGCGGGTTCGGGTTTGCATACTGCCAGCTCCCCGCCGGTTTCTTCCAGGGGGCAAGCTGGGCGGAAAACATGTCCCTCCAGCCCACGGCAACGCCCTTTGAGTTTGTGGCCTTGGAATAGCTGTACCCGCCAAAACTCTCGCTAGTATACGGGCCGCTGTCTCCGTTCTTGGCCTGCCATGCTGTGATTTCCTCCACCGTGGACAGCAGAGCCTTTGGGATCGCCAGCGCCCACACAGAGCCGTCAAAGGTTTCGTCTGTCAACTCCAAGGTATCAGAATACTGGTACACGCCGTCATTGAGCAGGCTCCCAACAATGCGGAAATACTGCCCATTTACGAGAAAGGGCAGCGTGAGCTTCCCGTCCTCAATGGTATATGTATCGTCATACCGGCCCATTACAAACCAGTTGTTCAGATACATCAAAACGGTTTCAAGCATCACGCCGCCCTCCTATCAGGTCGTTTTTGTCACGGTCACTGTGTAAACTTCCTGCGCCGTACCATTCTTTACAGTGATTGTCACGGTGTTTGCGCCTTCACTCCATGTCGCCGCCGTCCCGTTTTCAACGGGCGTTTCGCCGTTCAGGATGGTGACAGTAGCGTCCTCGTCCTCCGGCGTTGCGGTTATAGTGTTCGTTGCGTTGGTCGTGTTGGCTGTATACTCCGTCGCATCCGGGTCAAATGTCGGAGTAAGGGTAAGCGCGCCAATCGTCAGCCCCGAGAGGCGCGCGCTCATTCCCCCTGGACAGTGATATTGGCGATGCCGTCCAGATACTCCGCCCACAGCTTCATGCCCATAATGGCGTAGGTCTCGCCCACAGCGGTGGAATAGTTGCCCTGGGCGTGGAAGCCGATCAGGTTAGTCTCGCCCTGGGTGGTGTAGTTCAGGCCCAGGCGGGCGAACTCGCTGTCAGAGGGATCGGCATAGTACAGGTCGATGTTCTCCACGGGAGTGGCCAACACCTTATTCCGGGCGATGCCGGTCTTGCCGGAAATGGTAGCGGGCAGCAGGAACAGGGTGGAGTAACCCATGAAGTCCTGAATGTAATTGATACCAAACTGGGTCTGAACAGTGATGTTTGCAGCGCCCAGATAGTCATAAGCATCCAGGATGTTTGCAAAGCCCACAACAGAGGTCACATCCTTCGCCATACCGGCAAACTTGTTCAGAACCTCGCCCTGGGCCTTTGCAAGCGCCGCCTGCCAGGTTGTGGCGGTACCGGTCAGACTGCCGGTGTTCAGGAAGGTGTAGAAGTCGCCCAGCACCTCGTTCTGAAGCTTGGTCAGGAAAGCGTCATCGGACTTCTCAATGGCGATTTCGGCTCCGTACTTATCCACGTCCTCGATGGGCACGGCCTTTGCGTACTTCTCAATGGTGATATCGGCCTTGGCCGCCTGAGTGATGGTGGTCTTGCTGTAGGGGATGACCTCGCCAGCGCCAACAGCCCCGTCCTCCAGGGTCACGTCTGCAGTGTAGGAAATCAGCTGCGTACCGGGGGTCTTGCGGATGGGCCGCATAATGCCCAGGATGTTCCGCAGCGCCTCCCAGTTGTCGTTAAACCGGGTGACAAAGTCCACCTCGCGGGCGGTTACGCTGGTATAGGTATTGGGGAGAGAATCCCTCGGATTAGTCAGGCTTTCAACTTTTGTAGCAGCCATTTAATTCAGTCCTTTCATGTAATTTGGTTTTCCACGAGCGCCTTCTGACGCTCTGCAGCGGACAGCACATACCGGCCATGTTCATCCTTTTTGTAGATGTCGGCCTTTGTCATTGCGCCGCCGTTGTTGTTTGCCGGTGGATTAGAGGTCTGTGCGCCCCTGGTCTCCGTGGTGGTGATAAAGTCCGCCCACTCGCTTTTAATGCTCTCTGTTAGCTTGTCAGCGCCCTTGATGGCCCCCTTGTCGTCCAGCTCCACGCTGTCCACGTCGGAGACCCGCAGCACGGATTCCAGCCGCTTCTCGCTTACCCCGGCCTCTTGCAGGAGCGCCCGGTAAGCCTTTTCTTTGGCCGCATGGCTCTCCTTCTTGGTCTGCTCGGTCTTGTAGCCCTCAAATTCCTCTTTGATGGCCTCATATTTCACTTTCCACGAGTCTTTCTTGCCCGCTTCCAGATCCGCCTGCGCCTTTTCCAACTGCTTCTGTACTTCGGGCAGGGCTTCCGCGTCGGCCTTATACTTCGCAACGTCCGCTTTCAGGCCGTCCACAGTGTCTGTGTGCATGGTGATGATCTCGTCGATCTTCTCGTCCTCAATGCCCATCGCTTTCAGGGCACGTCTGGTTAAACTCATAATCAGTCTCCTTTTCTTCGGCCCCAGTGCTTCGGGGGCGACTGTGATATAAAAACCGCTGTACTTTGCGGGTTTTACCAAATAAAAAGGGGCCAACTGCCGATAAATTCTCGGTAGTTGACCCCAACGGTCCTTCTCTAACTCCAATCAGTTAGAGGATTGATATTGAATTGTTCGCTTGTCCTCCAGAACGATGTACCCATCGCCCTTTTTGCGGACAACGGCGTCGTTTCCTTTGGCAATGATGGCCTTGATGATGGCCCATGCTTTTTCATCCATTTTTCAGTTCGTCCTCTATGATATTCCTGTAAGTCCCGGCATGGTCCGCAACCGCCGGTTTCAAAAACGGGTGTGCTTGATTGCCCCTTGTCCAATGCCAGTTGCCTTGTGCGTCCTGGTACACCCACGGTGTGGGCCGTCCGCCTCCGCCCTCCGCATAAATGCCGGTGCCTAATTCCTGGTAAACGCCGTATTCGACGTTCGTCCCGACGTAAGCGGCCATTTCATCTTCAGAAACTGCGTGTGAAATGCCGTTTCTAAGCCGCCCAGTGTCAACCGGGGCAAGGTCCTTTGCATACCCTTCCGCCTCCATCCCGCAGCGCTCCAAGGCCCGCAGGCAAGCCGCGCGAAACGCTTCTCCCACCTGGACGGAGTTGTTTACAACGTCAATTCGCATTTCGCTGTTATTCGCCACGGCTTTTCACCCACTCTTCCCATTCAGAATAGGTCATTTCATTGACAAGCACATACCGCCCATCAGGCCCTTTTACTCGCATTTGGCGGGGCTCTGCCTCTGTTCCCTCTTTTTCCACAGTCCGCATACTGCACCGGCAGTTATACAGATCACCGGGCTTTGCGCCTTGCGGGTCTCCCGGGAACATCATTTCGCTCCCCAGGTCAGACACAAAGGGCTTGTCATAGTCAACGGTTTTCCCGTCCAGCATGGCGTGACTGTGACGGGTCCTGTTATCCTTAGTCGCTATCCACCGTTTTCTAACCTTGATCCCCATCTTAGCCGCCGCCACATAGCTGTCCATCCTCCCGGCGTTTTCCGCGCCTGTGACGGCAGTCCTTGCGGCTCTTATGGCGCTTGTCCGGTTCATATCCGATATGCGGTTCTGCAAATCGTCCGCAATCCCTTTGATACTTCTGCCCCGCAAGATGGAACTTGTCACAGAGGCAGTGATTTGTCTCTTTCCCCATGCCAGGTCAATCCCTCGCTTTACGGCCTTTTCAGGCGGGTAATATGGCATCAGGTCGGGTTCTTCCACGATCAAGCGCTTTACGGTCTGTTCGTCCCACAGTGTAAACCCTGCGTCACCAGCTACTTGTTCTATGGTATACGCGGCATAGTTGCGATTCAGAGAGTAAATAGACGGCGTATCATCATTCACATAGGCGATTGCGGTTTCATTGGCCTTGGTGTACCGCTCCGCAACCTTGACGGCCAAATCGTCAAATCGCTCTCCGCGCCCGATCTGGTTCAATCTCCATTGTTTGTAATCTTCTTCTGTCCAGGTTTTACCATTCTGAACGGTTCCGATCAGCTTTTTCATCTGTTCGTCCCGTTCTTGGAAGCGTTCAAAGTAGTCGATGACTGTTTTTTCAAGGTCATCCCAGGCTTCCCAGTAGACCCTCGCTATTCTCCGTTCCAGCCGTTCCAGTTCCTGATCCGTCCACTGGTGCCCCAGGTCTGTTGGCATTATTCGTCACCCCCAGCCTGTCCATTGCTTCGGCATCTTTCCGCTCCAAAATGTCATCTACCTCATCGTTTGTCAGCCAAGGCAAATGACGGAGAATGGCTTCAGAGTCCAAATAAGTAGCCGCAGTCATGACCATCTGCGTTTCTTCAAGTTGGTTTGCAATGCGGTTCCACTGGAAAGACGGCGTGTCGTCAATGTCAAGCAAAGCCAGCAGCTTCCCGATAAAGTCCCGGATGTAATACTCAAAATCTCCGCATTTATCGTCTTGGCTTTGATATCCCATTCGGATGGCCGTGGCGGTCAGGTTCCCGCTCATGATCTTATCCATGTCCACAAGCTGGAAATCCTCGTACAGGTCACTCCGCAGCCTTGTAAGCATGGCCTCCCGCGCCTGGTATGGAACGTCCAGTGTATGAGCCTCTGCCCCGCCTCCGTCGTCGCTGTCCACCGTTGCGGCTCTCAATGTCCGCATCCTATCGAGGAACCGGGCGATGTCTACGTCATCCATGCCGCCGGAGTTTTTCAAAACCCAGTAAATGCCGCTGGAATCGTCAATTTCGTTGGCAAGCCCAGACTTAACGAAATCGTAACAGTCAATGGACTCCCGAATTCCAACCAACTCACTTTGACGAAGATCATTGGCATACATGGGAATGATCGGAAATCCAGGGTAATTGTCGCCGCTCTCCACAGTTTCCCCGTCCACTTCTGACCGGCGGATCGTCTGCCGATAGGGGCGCTTGTCTTGGCTTACCTGTATGTCTTCGCCTTTACGCTGGATGTACTCTGTGTATCCGTCCAGCTCATAGAGGGTATAACGTTTCGTTTGTGTCTCTTCCAGGCTCCAATAGCGAATTCCGGCCTTTAGAAAACCATCGTCCTGGTCGTACAGCGGTACAAATCCTGGCTCATTCGGAGTATCAGCGTAGCTAAAAACTTCAAGATGGTCATAGTTCCAGAAGCCAAACGCCACCTTGTCCACCATGGCTTTCTTAGCCATTTGGGACAGTCTGCTATCAAATGTCTCTCCAAGCCGCTCTTTCGTGCCATCCTGCTCGAAGGTAACGCCATTAGAAAGCACATACTGCACCTGCTGAATGACAAACCGCCGAAAAAACAGGGTTTTTAGCTTGTAGTTCGCAGAAAACAGATCAGGATAAGCCTGCCCGTTGGCTTTGTACAGGAATTTCTGGAACTTCTCAATGGTCAGGTTGTGCTTTGCATAGTACGCCTCCGCAGCAGCGGCAATCTTATAATCATCGCTGGAAGTATGGTCCTGAACGGCTCCCCGCACGAATTCCATGCGCTCTTTTTCGTTTTCTCCAACTTCCAGCAGGTCTTGATATGTCCTCAATGTCTCACCTCCGTGCATAAAGAGGTATGTAAGTATTTTTTGCCTGTTGCCCAGGCCGTCTCCAGATTGGCTCCGTAGCATAGCGGACGGCGTCAATATGGTGGTTGTCTCTATCAGGATATCCGCTGATAATGTCGCCGTCTTTCGTCCGCTCGTATTCGTATTCCATAAACTCCTCGCAGGTATCCGGACAGCGCTTTGGGTCAATCACAATAGATTTCAGGGATTGCAGCCACTTCATGGAATACTCCACACTTCCAGGCCCTTTAATAGCACCCGTGCAGTGCAGGCCGAATTTCTTATAGTCCGCTACACTTTTCGGCTCCGCGCTGTCTGCAACAATGCGGTCCTCTCTGGTCAAGCCCTTTTCAAGGAGTAGATTTGCCGTTTCTTGGTTGCCCATCTTGTTTCGAGTCAGCTCATCGAAGATATACAGCACACGCCGTGCCGCGTCATAATGGCAGCGATTGAATGCCCACGGGTCCGGGAAATATCCCCAGTCCACGCCGTTGCAAATCCGGTCAAATGCGGAAACTTCTTCGTCTGTCAGCTCTCGAACGTCGATATTTTCAAAGACATTCCCGCCCGTACCAACCGGAATCCCGAGATATTCATGCTGATATGCCCGCTCGTCCGTTTCTTTGAGGTATTCCGCTTCTCGCAGGAACTGTTCCCCCAACCACTCTGGCGGGGCTTCCAAGTATGTGGATTTATGACACAGCCTGTCCGCTCTCTCTTCAAGGCTATCTTTGTTTGCCCAGTTGTCCCGGCTGATCGGCGGGTTGTAGCTCTCGAAGTTCCAGAACTTAGAGCCGCCACGCATTGTGGATTGAAGAATGGTTCGGATTTCCGCCCGCCCTGCAAACTGATCCTTTTCCTCAAAGTGGGTGACGGCGATATATCCGAAAGGCACCTTGATAGACTTGATCTTCATGGGGTCATCAGCGCCACGAAACATAATCTTCTGTCCTGTCGGCTTATAAATCAGTTCCATCGGCTGGACCTTAGCTTCCCAATAGTCCGCCATTCCAAGTTCGCCAATGGCCCACAGATATTGAGCATATACGCTGTCTCGAATGGTGTTTGCAACCTTGCGCAGGACCAGCGCATGTGTCCCTTTATTGGTCAGTAGAATCAACGGAACAAGGAGCGAAACGCAAGATGACTTCAGAGAGCCGCGCCCACCAGACAGATCATAATGAGTGTGGCCATGTTGGAACACATCTCGAGCAAGCAAGTGGAACGCTGGGCCAAGGACTGTTGACAATCTGATTTCAGACATCGATTACCACCTTAACCTCGTCCTCCGTTTTACTTTGGTCTCCCAGCAGGTCAAACAGCACCTTTGCCGCCTTGGCGTCTCCTTTAGCGGCCTTGATGGACAGCCCGGCGATGATCGCCATTTGGTTGTCCACATCCTCTGGGGCAACGCCATCTTTGGCTAATTTGTTCCATGCTCTTTTGTCGGAAACCGGCAGAGACAGGTATAATTCCGCCGCTTCTCTCAGGCTTTTCTTGCGTCGGCGGGCTTCGCCGGATGCACGACCGCCTTCTCGGCCCAGCTCTCTGGCTTCCTTCTGGCTTCTCTGGTCCATCGGTATAAGGTTCTGTTCATTCGGCATATCACCTCACCTACTTCAAATACTCTTCAAACAGCCTCCTGAACAGCACTCTGGCCTCGTCAGGGGTTATCTCGTGTCCTTTCATCCATCCCAGAAAATCCGCCCACAGCGCGTCTGAGCGGGCTTTACGGGCTTCCAGGTCTTGGTCAAACTGTCCCGGATTGTATCCGTACTTGCTGGACACTTCTCCAATACGATGACGCTTTATCTTTGTTTGCATCCCCGATCCCGTCCCTCCCATCTTTTCAGCGAGACAGGCATGCCCTATTTGGCGCCGCATGGAGGGCGCGACCCTCCGGCCCTGATCGTGGGCTGATACGCTCGTGCGGCATATTTGAAGGGAGTCCCCCGGCAGGAAACGTACAAGAGAGGCTCTCCTTTCCGTTTAATATCTGCTCACTAGATACCCTGCCGGGGGAGTGGGTTGTCCTTTGGGCCGTGGTTGGTGCACAGCCCGAAAGGGGAGGAAAAAGATGGAGCATGGGGAAGTCACTCCCTCATGCTCCATTCTCGCATAGATTTCTCGAAAAATTCCCCTTAGAAGTGGAATTTCAAAAATTTTTTTATCTGTACATCGTTCTCCCCGTAAGGTAGTCCAGAGACACCTCAAAATAGTCCGCTATGGCAATCAGAGACACCAGATCCGGCTCCGCTTCCCCTCGCTCGTAACGTCGGATGGCATCGGTATGTAATCCGCATAGTTCTGACAGCACAGCACGGCTTTTTCTTTTTTCCTCCCGCAACCGCCTCAGCCGCTCCGGGAATTCATTCACGGGCTATCCCTCCTTCGGCGGGTCTGGGAGGGGCATCCAGTGGGTGACTTTATTTTTGATTTCCCCAAATCCCCCAAACCACGATCTCATTTCGCAACTCCAATCTGCACAAACCGTCCATTTTGCATCGTTTCTATCTCTGACGCACGCGATATATTTTGCTGAACTTGTCGGCAGTCTCTCCTTGACACTAATCCACTTACTCATGCTGTCCGCCCTCCCCGTCGTAGATGTTGCCGATGATCTTACTATACGGCACACGGTTAAAATCTACATACCGTCCATCATTGCTTTCCAAGGTGAACCCGGCTTCAAGTGGATCGTACTCCACCACAAAAGTTCTTTTTTCATGTGGGTCAAACAGCCTGTCCCCCTCAAACACCTTCGTACCGTCCCTATCAATGAGCCCCGTCCACTCGCAGACCGTGGAGGGGTCAACCTCAATCCCATAGAACGCAGAGGCATACATTGGAATGATATAGTGCTTTTCTTGCCCAACTGGCCCAATACAGCAGTAGAATCCATCTACACATTCTCCATTATCCAGCCGCTTGGCTTTGAAAAGGATTTCTCTCATTGGGCACCTCCGATGATCTCGTCAAAGGTATATACCTGACCCTTTTCAACAGACGGGAACAGATGTCTGGTGATTACTTCTCTCTGAAAATATGTGCCGTCTACAATTTCCAGGCACTGCGTCCATGCACCATCGTATTTTATTGCATTGATCTCCGGGAGCAAAACTTTGATTGCCTTCGCTCTCTCCGCCTCCTGCTGGGTGAAGCGGGGCTTGTCGTCTAAATTCCACTAGTGCACCCATTTAAGAGAGCAAATACCCCTCTGATAAATTGGGACAAGTCTGCTCACACGGCTTGTCTGTGTGGGATTTCCTGTATTGATAACACCGCTCTTGGATCTCTCCAAGCGTTCAGTCCTTCAATGGCTTGCCCATGTTGGCCTCCTTTTTAACCGTGTCGGTTTCGACCACTTTATCGTCCTCCACCACCTCGTACCCCATCAGGCGGGCGGCTTCGTAAGGGTTGGCTCTTACGTATTCATGACACGGCTTCTTTGTCCCTGCGTATTGCTGCACGGGTTCCCGAAGCTCGCAATAGTCGCAATCTTCTTTGCTATCGCAAAACTGCGCTAATGCCTGTTCAATGGTAAGTGCGACTTCGCCCGTCTTGCTCCGAAACTTCATGCTCGTCCTCCTTGTCCATGCGAGCCCCGCAGGAAGGGCAGTAATCATATTCTCTATTCCCATTTACAAAAATCGCTTTCCGGTATGGGACTGTGTACTTACACTCACTGCATTTAAAATAGTGGGCACGAGGATATTCAACCCATTTCCCGTGCCTCACCTCCGCAACGTCGGCGGCGGGAACAGCAGATAGCGCGTCCCGACACCTTCTGGCAACCAGCTCATCGCAATCATCATGCATCTCATATTCCTGCCGCAAAACTTCAAGTTCCTGCACGGCAAGCGCCCTCTCGATGTACTCCTTCATTCGCTCCACCTCCGTTCGTGATCGTCCACAATCCGTTGAATGATTTCCAACTCTTCATCTGTCAGCGTCCGGTTCCACGCAATGGAGAAATCGCCCGTACACCGATTCGGGCAGGCCGTACACTCGCAACGGTTGGCGTTGCTGGTATCATTCACCCTGAATGGGCAGCTGTGGTTATAGCAGTCAGTTCTAATCCCTAATTCCCGTTCGACAAATTCAGCGGGATACATCGGCGGTATAGTTTTATTCTCCATCCTGCTCCTCCAATACGGTCATATCATAGCCGCTCTCTATAAATCGGATCGTTTTTTGATGGTCGCAAGCGTTCCCGAGATAAGTGTAAATCTCTCGCATATCCTCCACACTGAACCTAGTGTCAAGATATTGATTTATACCATTCAGGAAGAAAATATGAAGGGCTGTATTATCTACTGCACGGCGAAACGGCGTGGACTTACAAGCCGCGCGGGAAAACCACTCCAACACCTTGCACTTTACATCCAGTTCGCTCTTGCAAGTGCTGATATTGAAATACACATTTGCCTTTTGGTGGGCGATAAACTCCCCCTGGGCGTTGATGAACCATCCAGGGAAGGAAAGCCCAAGTCTCCTAATGACTGCCCAATCAACCATCCTGCTCCCTCCGTAGTGCGGCCTCCTCGCGGGTCAGGAAAACGGTTTTACCGCTATATTCGGTGTCGCCAATTTTGAGCCGCCATTTCCCGCCGTCAAAGTATGTCAGCCGCTTCATGTCAGTCCTCCTCATACTCCGGGTGTACGCCCATGCAACAGTCAAAGCAAATCCAGCCAGTGGGAGAACATTCATCTCTCACCATCTCGCTCTGCTCATACCGTTCCCCACAGATACCGCACTTTCGGTAGTATTTACGCTTTTTCATGTCAGCCCTCCTCGCCGTCCCACTTCCATGCGGGGCAAAGTTTGTGCAGGTCCTCTACTGCCGCATCCCTCTCCCGCTTCATCTGATCTCTCTGATTTTCTACAATTTCAATACACCGCTTCACCTGTTCCAGCTCGGCCCGCAGCTGCTCGTTTTCGGCCCGGAGCGTGGAGAGGGTGGTGGCGCCATCAAGTGCAACGCCTCTTTTCAGGTCCTTCCCTTCAAAATATCCGTTTAGCTGCTCAATCAGCTTCTCAATGTCCATCAGGTGTTCTCCTCTCCCTCCGGCGGGCGGCGGTAGACGGCATAGTCTCCACTGGGGCGATCCATGGTCTCACCGTCTACCTCGTCCCGCAAGATGTCCTCGAACCCGGCCCCCTCCAGGACCGCCAGGGAATAGATCCGGCCACTTACCACCAGTGCCCACTCTCCGTCGTCTCCATAGTCAATCCATACCTTGTCATAGTCCATGCTATCAAGGTCTGCCTGCGTCAGCGGCTCGTTCGGCGGGGACAGGGCGGTGATTGCCATATCAAGCGCCTGAACATCAAGGTCAAAAACATAGCTTCCAGATTCGTCGCATTCCGCCATCCCTTCACAATATTTCTTCAGTCCTGTAAGTTGAGTGATTGCCTCTTTCACGTCCATCCTCACCCCTCCTTCGGCGGCTCCGGAAGGGGCATCCACCACAAGACAACAGCATCTTCCCAGTCCAGATATTCATCGATGATCCAGCCGTCAGCCTTATTCCACGATCCAAGCTGATACGCCTCCTCCAGTGTGATGTTCGGCCTCGGCTTCCCGCTCACGATACACAACACGGACTTATGTTCTGCCGGCATGGCATTTTCCACGCTCACCCACTCGTTCGGCGGGGTGAGGGTGGGCATCTCCAAAGCGGCCCGAATCCCAGCAACAAATCCCGCATCATAACCAAATACACGCTGTACACTAAGCTCGTCTGCGTATTTTTCTTTTAAGGCATCCGCATCAATCGCCCTTGCCATCTTTCAGCGCCTCCTCAGTCGCAATCATCTCGATTACCGGGATGACTTCAAAGTCTTTGTCCCACGAAGAACAGCCGCTTCTAGCCTGCGCCTCAGAACGATATGTCTTTACGGAAACGTCTTTTATTTCCGATATGGGACGAAAACTAAAAGCCTTTGCTAGACCGCACCAGACCTCTGTTCTGTTTTTCCGCATGACCACATAGCGCTTGCGCTCAATCCGCATCGTTCGCCGCCTCCCATCTCTTTCTCATTTCTTTCCACGCCTCCAGGGTGAGGGGGCGGCCGCAAAATCTGCAAAAATGATTCTGGGCATAGAAAATGTCGTCACTTTCAATTTCTGGTCCTTTTAAGTAGCTCATTCCCCATCTCGTAACGCATACAGCAGTACGATAATCTTGAACACCGTCATTTTTGCAGAAACTACACCCCGGCCACACCCGCTCCAGCTGCTCCTGCGTGGGTGGGGTGAGGGCGGAGAGTAGGGTATCAACCGTTTCATCCGTCAGGTCAAAAGAGTGCCTTAGCACTTGCCCGTATTCCATCGGCTCATATCCCTGATACTGTTTCAACAGCCTAACCGCTTCTTCTCGCGTCATGGCTGGGCCTCCAATTTTTCTCCAGTGAAGTATGGACATTTTTCGTATTCACCGAATTCCTCTGCGTACCGGCAAGATTCGGCCACACAGCGTCTGCCTTGATAGTCAGGGTGCCCGCACGCTTTCGGCCAATCAGGGTAAAATACACGATTCAAACCAAGAATGTGGGATATGTCAGGGCCGCAAAAATTTGGTTCTGCCATTCGCTTGAAGTGCTCTCGCACACTTGTTGGAATGTCCTCAAATTTTTCAAATTCTTCAACTACACCCGTGTCGGTATGCCTTAATGTATAAGCGGTTTTCTCCCCGTTTGTGAAATACCTGCAATCAATGCTCATTATTCGTTTCCTCCAATTTCTGAATCTCCTCCGCCGCCAGCACCGGCGCACGGGTGTTCCAGGCGAGGCGGGCTTCGTCTTCCGTCCTATACCATCCGCTGTTTGTAAAACATTTCGTGCAGATCACGTTTCTGCGGACATTTGGCTGATAGTAGCGTTCGCTCCGTACCCTTGCCTTTCCTCTGCACATAGGACACGGCAGCAGCACCCCCGCATCCGTCAGTCGCTTGGCTGCCTCGTAGTCGCCCAACAGGGCGCGTTTTTCATTTGTCAAAACCATCTGTAATTCAACTCCTTGTCCAGCATGTCCCATCGAAAAATCTTATCGTCCGGATAGATCAGGCCCTCATCCTCCATCTGAAATCGCCGGTCAAAGTCGTGGACTGTGTGACCGCCTGAGTGAAACGTCACCGGGCTGTCGGCGTCCCACTTCAGCAGGAGCGCCCACAATTCCGGGTAATCTCTGCGCAGGAGTCGGAGCTGTCCCACACTTTGATTGTGGCAGAACCAGCAACCACCACGTGTGGCGGTGGTATAGATTGGGGACAGCAAATCGTTCTCTTCACACCATCGGCGACAATCAGCCTCTGTCCAGCCAGCCTCTACAAGAGGACTTTTCTTAGTGTCGGACAGGCTGTGAAATCGGTTCGGTTCGTCGCTGGCGATACCCAAGTATATAACATCCCCGTGTTTCTTTATTTTCCGAAGTGCGGGCATCTTTACATCCCCCTGACACCATGCGCCGCCAGGTCCGCCTCTCATGGGCCATCCTCTGATTTTCCCTGGATTCCGTTTTGCTCTTATGCTCTTTCGACGGTAAAACATATCCTGGTAAGTGTTCCTGCATCTGATATGCTCCACCTCAATCCCCCACCGCTCCTTGATGATCCGGTCTGCGTGGTCCTTAAACTCCACCATCGGCGGAAGGTCGGCGGGGAGGGTATCGGTGGCCCAAACCTCTGCTGTTACAACCCTGTCAATGGGCCAACCAAGGATTTCACACGCCCCAAAACACGCGAGACTATCTTTTCCGTAAGATAGGGATAAAATATATTCCATAGTCGTTCCTTCTATGGTTTTATTTAAAATTGGGGCAGCTCTCGATGGCGTATGTAGTCACCCAATGCTTTACGCCGCCCTGGTATCTGCCGACAACAAACGTCCGTTTCTTGGCCGTCCAACCTGGTACAGGTTTCTCCTCACGCAGCCATGGACACTGGCTGATCGGGCAGCAGCAATCCATACAGGGGTTGGCTGAATACCGTCGGATGGGGACCAGATATTGTTCAAGTTCGCCCATATCACCACACCAACATCGCCCCGCAATCTTCACAGAATCGCGGCTTTCTGGTTGCGTGCTCTTGATTGAAGAACTTCCCGCAGCAAGGGCAGTTAGCACCATGTTCTGAAAGGATCACGTTCTGCTGAAGTTCATTCTTCAGGATGCCGTCAATGGTATCAACCAGTGCAAGGCAATTTTCCTGTGTAGGCTCTTTTCGCGCCTTAATACGTGCCTGCTCTGACAAGCGTAAAATTTTCTCCCGTTCATAGGCGGTGTTGTCGCGGAAATTATCTAGTTGGATTTCTTTCAACGCACGAGCTTTGAGCTTTCTCTTTTTATCAATCGCCTGTTCTTTGGTGATTGACCCTCTTTGATAGAGCACATAAATATCAGACAAAATCCGATATCCACACTCGTCAAACATAGAAAGCTCTTCAGGGACAGGCTCATGATTCTTTGCCTGTTCCTCATAATCAAAGAACATAGTTTCCTCCTTTTGTAACCGCTGAAACCGCTTGTTACCATTATGCGGTAACTCCTCCGCCTTTACTCCCGCAATGGATGCGCGGTTTTGTTACCGTGTTACCGCACTTTTTACCTCTTGGAAAACAAAAAATATTGCGTACACAATTTTTTTATTTTATAAAACATACTGAAAATGCGGTAACAGCGGTAACGGGTAACGCTTCTATGGAAGCAGCGAGTCTTCATATTCGTCAAAATTGTTCTCGTTTTCTTGCAATTTCAAGCAAACAAGCCTACAAGGCCGTCCATTTATCCGCTTTACAATTGTTGGACGGCCGTCCTTCCCACAGATGATGTTACCTGTATTTTTCGCCCAACCCAGGAAAGCGGAGGCGTTGTAACCCTCGTCCTGGAGGATTTGATCAAACTTGGACCGGATAATATAGGCGTAATCGTTGTCCAAGTCTCCCCATATCTCGCCCTGGCGGGTATCCGCTTCGGGCGTGAATCGGGCTTGGTTGATGTTGATGAAATCGTACAGGTATTGCATGGCCCGGGCGTTTTGATTGACGGTTTCCTTTGAGACGAGGTATTTAGAAATGTCCTCCGGCCGAAGGAGAATCCCGTCCCGGAAGATCCATTCCTCCGCTAACTTATCGGCGGCCAATATAAGCGCAGCAGAGGCCGTCTGCTTATCCATGGTGTCATTGGTCTTCAATGCGTCCTGCATGGCTTCCTGGAGCTTTTGAACGCGTTCCTGAGAGCCCTCTTCCATCAGATGTTCAACAAACTCTTTCCCTGCAAAACCGTAGTTGGAATAGAGCTCTGTTGCGGTTTTTTTTGGCTCATCAAAAAGCTTTGTGTCATGGCAGCCCACTTCAATTGTTCGGTTGACTGCACCCTCACCGCTGTTGGCTGAAATAATGGGGAACTCTCCTGTTGTGATAATGCAGTTCCGCCAAGTAGGTGTTTTCTGAAGGCCGCCCTGTTTCTGCCCTCGTGTCCGCCCCACACCCTCAGACAACTGGTAAATCATCTTGTCAAAGTCCTTACGATTGTCCTTGACAAGCTGGAGCTCATCAATGATGAGAGGGAGAGAGTTGCAGAACGCAGCGCCCAGCTCCTTGCCGACTTCCGTGGCATTAAACGTCTGGATGTAAACGCCGATCTCCGGGTTCGCCCATACACTGGCAGCGAGGACGAGACTTAAACTCTTACCCGTTTCTGAGCCGCCCCACAGGTGGACGAAAAACGGGAGGCAGTTGCAGGGTTTCACCAGAACAGAAGCGAACGATGCAGCCAAAACAATGCGGGCAACCACGTTTCCCGGCGTTTTCCCGGCTCTGACGGCCCGCACACAATCAAGCCATGCCTGACGGCTGCCTTTCTCCTGAATGCTTTCAAATCGTGTTCTGAATGTCTCTTCTCCGTCAAATACCAGGTTTTCCTCGTAGGGCGAAAATCCATATCCGTCAATCCAGCCCAGACGTCCCACACTGGTGACCTCCGGGATCAGGTCGTAGTTGAGTTGTTCCACGTCTGCTAGATAGCGGACTAGGGCTTTGCTCGTCTCGCTGTTTACCATGATCCCGTACTTGGATAGGCTGATAACGGAACGGCTGTCAGAAACCACGCTACGGTCCTCGATGACCGTCTCCCAGCGTTTCCCGAGCCGGTAGGCTAACATGACCTTGTGAACTTTGGTGTCCACGTTAACCAGCCGCTGTATCGGCATAATGGGGTGATAGCAAGCCACGATCTCAAAGCCCAGTTTGTCGGTGCCGTAAATCCCAGTGTCTGAGGCGTTCCAACTTCCACAGTCAAGCTCCAGTTCCTGGCCGGTGAAGTCCGTCCGGTTGAATCCTGGGGTGGTTGTTCCATTGACAGTCTCCATGTATGCCTTAAATAGCGCGGCCAGATTGCGTATTCCTACAGTTTGCGCTTGAGCGGACATAACTCCCAGAAGCTGCTTTAACTCGAATTTGTTGTCCTTGTGGGCATAGAGATATTCAAACGGCTTTGTTGTTGTCAGGTAATCGTCTCTTGTGTAAATGGGCACGTTCCCCAATGCTTTTTGCCTCCCTTCTCGATGAAGTCGTCAAGCCAGTATTCGATATACGGGAGGCGCTTGACGGCCTCGACATATAATGGATGGTAAAACAAAACGTCTTCTTGGCGCATTGGCCGAAAAACATCTTGTATTTCCTTCCAATAGTGAAATTCACGAGTCATAAACCGGAAATTTGTTTCAGATTGAACGGTTCTCCGTTGTTCCTCGCGGCGGGCTTCCAGAGCAGCAGACCGGACAGCGCGGTCCGGCTTGTTTTCTGCCAGCCCAAGTTGAAAATCCGCGTTGATTCTGAGTATCGCTTGGCGGAAATTCAGGTCAAATAGGCGCATCACAAAGTCAATGACTGAGCCGTGCGCCCCGCAGCCGAAACAGTGCCAGCCGCCATCCCCGTCGTACAGCTTCAGGCTGGCCGTGTGGTCCCCTTGATGGAACGGGCACTTCATGAACCCGGACCGCCCAACTTGAAACCCGTAGAACTCAGCTACCTGCTGGGCCGTGAGCATCCGCCTGATGTCAGCGGCCATATCCATGCGCTTACCCCCGCTTCAGCCTGTCCCGCACCCAGTAATAGAGGGTACTGTAAAGGATTTGCGCTGTCTCTGACGGCTTGCAGAAAGTGATAGTTAGGTTAAACCGGGCCTGCCAGGATAGAAGCGTGGCGGCGAAACTCTGGGGCTTTAGCTCTGAACGGTAGTTATGAAGAAAAATGTCTGTCCAGGAGGCGTTCTCCACGATCAGAAAGACCTTGATGCCTCCGGCCTTGGCCCGGATCATCTCCCGTTCAAAGCGTTCCCGGCCTGATGTGAAGTTTCCAGCAATCTCATCCAGGTTGGCTTTGCGCTCTACCACAACCTCGTCTTCGAAGGTGGTGTCGCCCAGCATGACGGAATAGTCTCCGGTTTCCAGCGCACGGCTCTTGTGCTGAATGTTGTGCTTGTCCAGCCATGAAATAATATGCTGGTGAACCTGCTCCCGGCTGTCAGCTATGACAACCAACTTTTTCAGCTTCTGTTTGATTTCAGCATCCGTGTAGTGGGTCAGCATTCTCCCACCGCCTTAAAACGGGAGATCTCCGTCGTCCTCGATCTCGTCAATCTTTGTCAGCTCCTGCCGCTCAGGGAGCTTTCCTTCCCAAGGGGGCAGCTTCTCTGCCCGGTCCTTGTTGATGAAATAGTGGACTTTCAGATAGCCCTGATCATCCTCTTTCAGCCGGGCGGCACCGACCGCACCGATCCAGGTGGGGAGGGTGAAGTCCCCGTCGTCAATGTTAAAAGAGTCGAAGAAATCGGTCATGTTCCGGTTGAAATACTCGTTTTTTACGATATAGTGGTTGATGATGACGTCGCTTCCATTAGGCCGGACTCCGATCACCAGCATGGGATTCCCCTTTTTGCTCTCCCTCTCTTCAACACTAACGATCTCCACCCGATAATCGCCGGGGATCAGGCGAGGACGTTCCTCTCTTTGATAGCTGTCCCAATTACTCACAATTCAAATCCTCCAAATCTTTTAATATTTGCTTCTCCAGTTCTGGCAGTACAGGTCCACCATATTCATCTTGTCCATCCAGGCCATAAACTGCCGCACGGTGGTCTCAATGGGTTCCGCGTCCTCTGGAAGGTAAGCCTCCCGGTACACATAGCTCCCATCGCTGATGATGTACTCGAACTTCCGAACCTCCGGGCAGAGGTAGAAGTACATGGGATGTTGCGGGCTGTCAAGGTATTTCCCTACACGGTAGGTCTTGCTGAACTTTGTGTCGTAGATGACCCCTGCTTTCAGAAAGTCCAGGATTCCGAAGCAGACAAACTCCACGCCATCCACCACCAGAGGCCGGGAAGCCTTAACCTGATACTGCCCCTGCGTGATGATCTCACAGATTTCTACAATCGGTTTGTACCACTCCTGCTCCGGACTGATCTGGGCCCCCTCGCTGACCGCATGAACCACATTCTCAAATCGAATGCCGTCTAGCATAGCCTTTGACTGAGGCTTTTTCTCCCGTCGGAGAGTGGAAAGAAGTTCACCCCACTCCCCGCTTTTCAGCGCGTACTGCCAGGATGATAGGAGACTCTGCGTCAGCAGGAACTTATTGCTTTTTCGCCCATTCATAGGCTTTTGTCTCCTTGTTGTAGGCAATCCCAAGTTCTTTAATCCGTTCCATTAGGGTTGCTTTTAACTCTCGCTCACTGGTCAGCGCGTGAGATAACCCTTTGATAGCCTTTGTGGCCTCTGGCACGTCCTCGGGATTCTGGATAGTCTCAATAACCGCTCTTCCTTCCAGCATGGTCTTGTCGTACTGTTCCTGCTGAGGCTGAAGAGCCGCGTGCTCCGCAGCGATGTTGGACTTGACCTGGGCGAACAGGCGGAGCAGGAAATCGTTAGGCTGTCCATCCGCAAGCTCCGGGACCTTGACCAGACCCTTGATACCATAGGCGGATTTGGCGTTGTAATTCATGGTGGGGGTGAACCCCATGTAACGTTCCCCATTAACGATATGAAGGTAAGCGCCAAGATCAGCAGGCTGCCAGACCAGCGTTTTTGCGGACCCCTCGCATACAATGTCGTAAAACACCTCGTCTCCCTGCCGATCCTTGGCGGCATGGAACAAGAAAACCACATTGAACTTCTTCCGCAGTTCGGCGGACAGGCGCAGGAACTCCGTCTTGACAAGTCCGTACCCCTGCTGGCTAAATCCACCGGACTTTTTGCTGGCAGACGGCTCCGTCCGCATAGCCCAGTCTTTCATCAAGCCAATCAAGGCTCCACAGGTGTCAATTGCCACCGTCTTGTAACGCCCCTCGAAAGATTTAATGTCAGCCAGAAGTTCTTCATAGGTCTTGACCATGGAACTATCCTTTCGGTGCTCTGGCTTTACCCGGCTTAACCCCTCATCTGCGTCGATCAGAACAACATCCGGGGCAGAGAGGGCCAGCGTGGTCTTTCCAACGCCGGGGAGACCGCTGATAATCATAATGATGTTCTTGTTAGAAAAATCCATGTTTTCAGGCTTGACGATCATTGCTCTTTTTCCTCCTTGATTTCAACCAAGTCAAATCCCTGGATAATAATTTGCGAAACGATGTATTTGGCAGACAGCCCTGTTTCCCGCTGGAGCTGCCTGATGAGCCGTTCTGCTTCTTCGTTCAGGCGAACGACGCCGCACATTCCTTTTTCGGGACGATAAACATTCAGGACAATTTTGTTTTTCATGCTCCCTCCTCCACATATATCTTCATTATGTTTAGCGCATCGGCCAACACGTCAGGATCATCATCCACCAAATCACGCAGCCAATCCTGGAAGCAGAACTTGCAGTAGATTTCTCCTCCGACGAGATAATACTTCTCACAGTCATCTTCCAGCTCCGGGTTCAACTCGTGGTCACACTGGCTGCATGTTGGATATTTAACCCTCCTTCGCATGGTTCCACCCCCTTGTTGCGTGGTTGATATCAGTAAATTTCCGAGTTCGCCATCCGCAGGCGTCGCAGGCCACCAGGAACATATCCGGGTTGCCCTCGATTGCCAATCGCTGGCCGGAATACAGGCCGCATCTTGGGCAGGGACCCAACTCGCCTCTCGGGCGTTTTGCGTGTGCGTTCATTCCTCGCACCACCAAATATCCGCCGTCTGGACGCCCAGGGATAAAGCTTCTGAGTGCTCCTTGACGGCAATATCAATATGGTCCCCCTTGACTGTCGGGCCGGTATCATCCGCTCTCAGATACACCATCCCGCCGTTGTGCTCGATCATGATGGTACTGCCCAGCGGTATAATGTCCGTATCCACGGCGCAGCTCACATACGGAGTCACGCGCCGTCCGCTGGCGGTGATGCCTGTCCCAGTCCCGCAGATGTGAGGCCGTTCCTCGCAACAATAAAAGGTGATGGTGGCACCTTCCAGCTTGTGAGACCGGGCCAACAAAGCGGCTTCGATCAGCTCATTTTCGGCGGCCTCCATCTCTTCCCCTGTCAGATAACAGCGAGTGGTGGCCGGGGTATCGTCGCCGGGGAGACTGCCGTCCTCTGCGGCGGGCGCCATCTTGTGCAGGGTGGGCGGCTCTGCCTCCACTGTCATAATCAGGTAGCTTCCCAGCCACGCCAGCAGCAAGATCAGAAACAGGAGATATGTAATCAGCTGCAACCGCCTCTGGCTCCGGCGCCGCCGCTCTTCGCGTGTCAGTTTCTTCACCGCTCTCCCTCCATCCAGGAAAGGAAGCGCATAAACCATCCGGCAACCTTGGCCGTTCCAATGATAATGATTGCCGCCACTATACCCATTTCAATGCTCATGCGCTCACCGTTCTTTCGGCGATCCAGCGATCCAGCAAAGCCTTATAGATATAACACCATTTGACTTTCTTGCCGTCCTCGGCCATTACGCAGTCCCCGAACGGGAATACTCTCTTTTGGATGCCATCCCGGATAGTCTCCGGAGTAATACGCAGCCCCGCATTGCGAAGGACTTCTGTTGCTTCTGCTGCCGTCAGTGCTTCAATCATAAAAACCTCCTTGATTTCTCCCTCTGGAGGCGATATACTGTATCCAAAGGGATTGTTCGTGGTTGCTCAATCCTTGCCCGTCTGACTGCTGGTAACGGTCAGGCGGGATTTTTTACACATCTTCCGGGTACGCACTGGATACCAGTTCTTTCAGTTCCATCAAGTCGATGCCGGGATCATGTGCCGCCCGGTCCAGAATCAGCTCCTTCAACTTGGGGCCAGCACCTTCCAGTGCCTTGCGGTAATCTTCAAATGTGTAATCCATGTGGGCCTCCTCCCATGTGCGGCCTTTCCAGGCGAGACAGAGATTGTCCATAAGACGATTGGTGTTCCTTGCCTGCCTTTCAAGGGCTTGAATGCTGTCTTTTTCGTTCATAAAAACCTCCTTGTCATTTGACCCGGAGGCGTGTATAATAACCTCGCGGGCCTGTTGGTGCTTTCAATAGGTCTCCGCAGCCCTCGTCGGTGGTGTCAGCATCGGCGGGGGCATCTTTATTGCTGATCGTCCGAAAGAAGCTCGTCTACGGTGACGCCGTAGAGCTTCGCCAGCTTCTTGTGGTACTTTCGGGAAATCCCGTTTTCCCCGCTCTCCCATTTGCTGACTGCTGCCTGATCTACGTTCATCTTTTTGGCTACATCGACCTGACGCAGACCCGCTCTTTCGCGGTACTCCCGCAATTTCAACCCGTTTCCCTCCTTTATGATTTGATATATGAGTTTCGTTGACTGCGGCGGGAAAGTCTGGTATCTTATAAGTACAGGGTTTCTCCGTTTCACCTTCTGTATGGTGCTTTTGACCCGCCAGAAAGGAGGTGAATCAATGGCCAGAAATTCTGTGCGGACGTCCCGCAGTGTGGCGTCCAAAGCATCGAGGGCATTAAGGAGTTCCAGAACCAGCCGCTCCACAAAGCAGCTGGCGGCTTCTGTGCTTTCGAACCGCCGGTCTAAATGACCGGTATCCGCCTCGTGTTACCGAACGGGGAGGGATGCGTATGGATGCTCAATACAAGTTCCTGAAAACAGTATGCAAGTTGTCCAAAGGCGAGAGATGGGTTACATATTCAGAGATCAAGAA